CGCTGTAATAGCGAGCGTACCCGCTTCAATAGTGAAGAGATTAAGACCACGATTCTGCCACTCCAATGTTAGTATGTTAAGGCTCCTACGAGCCGTTTTTAGATCATATCCAGAACGCATCTCAAGGCCAGCGCGCTCATATGCTTCCTCAAATAGTTCTGGTAGGTCTGGTGTGACTACTGCCATGATCTAAGTCTTCCTATATTTCGCCGTCTTCTTGGCAATTTTCTTCGGCTGCTTGGCAACCTGCTTACCTTTTTTAGTAGCTTCGCGCTTCGTCTTCGTAGTAGCGGCGTATTCCTTAGCCGTCAAATTCTTGATAGCTTTTTCAGGAAGATACCGCTCGCCTGTAGCCTTCTTGCCCTGAGTAGACGGCTTACCAGACTTGGTCCGCCACTTCTGCTTACCCCAGCTTTTAAGACTTTTTTGACTTGGTTTTAACGCCATCTGCCTTAGCCTTTGCTGCTTTGCTCAAATCTTTATAATGCACCAGCTTTACGCTTGTCTTGCCGTGGGTCTTGCCTGAATGCAGAGAACCATCAGGCATCTTATGTGTGCCACCTTTATGGACAGTGCCGTCCTTGCGGTAATGCTTTACGCCTTTCACGATGTGTACCCCCCACCAGAAGATTTGTACGCTTTAGCCAACATCTGGGCTTTCCTAGCGGACCATTGGCCCGGCGCTCCACCCTTACCGCCAGCTTTTATCCTATTAAACAAACGCTTACGCTTCTCAGGTTGGGTGTAGTTACCCGCCTCGTTGACCTTACTCTTTGACTTCTTCTTAGTTTTGCCGCCCTTACCAAAGCGAATGATGTCTAAATCCCTCGCATCGTCTCCAGTTGAGACACGATTGCCAGTGAGCTGACTTCCCATTTGAGTTCTAGAAATAGCCATCTAACACTTCCACCGTTTTCTAGCCTGACGTAAGCGGCTGTTGGGGTCTTTAGCAGCTTTGGGGAACTGCTTCATCTGTCCAGCAGAGCGAGCGCAGTAGGACTTACGCCGCTTGGCGGCTGCGCTGCCCTTCTTCACCGTACCTGTAACCGCCGTCTTTAGCTTAGAGCCGGGATTATCTTTACGGTATTTAGCCACACCCTTCTTGGTCATACCCGCGCCGGATTTAGTCGGACGTTTATGACCACCTTTTATGGTGTGGCCTTTCATAGTTCCCTTTTTCTTTTCAGCCATAACTCACCCGTAAAAGATTGTAGCAGACACGTTTGAGGGTAACGATACATACACGCCGTTCTTGGCAAGGATGCCATCTCCCGGTATTATAATATCGACTGTACTTTGAATCTTCTCGTCAACCTCAAGAAGCACAGAGCCGGAAGCTGCTGACGCATTATCATAGAATATTACATCCCCTGACGACCCTGATCCTGTGTTCACAACCACGCCTCTTAAACGGCACCTACGATTTACAAGTGCCGATGAAGTGTGTGCGTGAGCGGAAAGTACATCATTACCAGCCATAACGTATTACTCTATAAGCAAAGTCATCTTATTGCCTGACCCGGTAAAGGCGGCAACGAAACAACCATCATCAGCCAATATGCCATCATTGGGGATGTACACATCATTCCAACCTGTAGGTAGGGTCAGGTCAAGTATGACATCTCCTGTGGCACTGCCACTGCGAATAGTGAAGGCAGCGGCAGATGCGGCGTTTACTAGAACACCCTGCAGTCTGCCCCGTGATGGGCCTACAAGTGCGGGTGTGTCACCCACTGCGAAGTTGAATGCGCGAACCTCTTGTCCAGCCATAACCTAGTCCTTCTTCTTTGAGGGACGGCCACGCTTCTTTTTAACAGGTTTATCTTCCCAAGCCTCATTCACATCAGGCGTAGAAGGATCGTCTGCTTTAAGCGTGCCGTTATCATTTCGAGCGCGAACAGGAGTAGTCTTGATGGGAGACCCATCAGGATTTAATCCACGAGCTGCAAGTTCTTCTGCAGATGCTGGTTTGAATCTACTCATAACCTAGCCCCTTATGCTGCTGCTATTGTGCCGCCTGTGTCAGAACGCTTCCAGTTTGTTCCGTCAGAGAAAGCCAAGATTGCCGCGCCTGCTGCACCGTTGGAAACAAAGACAACAGTACCTGCACCTGCATCAGAAGCTGATGGGGCGTTTGCAACTGTGTATGTTGGAACAACGATGTCGCCAATAAAACCAGCGGTTGAGGTCACTGGACCTGAAAATGTAGTAGAAGCCATTTTAGTACCCTTTGCATAAGGATTCGCTTTGTAGTCTATGCAACGTCAGGAGGGCGGAAACCTGTCTACAAAGCTGATGTTTGCCCTAGTAACGACAGAATACACTAGGTTTGAACAAAAAGAAAGAGGCGATCCGAAGACCGCCCCTAACTGTAGAAAGTTCAGTTGAACTTATGCACCGGGCGAACCGTACATCCCAAGCGGATCGGACACACCGAAAGAATAACGCTCACGCGCTTTGTAGCGCACGTTACCTGTATCGAAGTCACCGTCCATAGATGTCTGCATGGCTGTACGCACAAAGTGCTTCATGCCGTTTGGAACATCTGTAGTCAGGAAGAAGGCGTCTGCGTCAGTCAGGTAGTGATTGACACGGTAGCCTTCAGGGATCGAACCATTAGTGTTGATAGCATTAATGTCGTTATCCGCTGTACCTACACGCAGTTCAGTCTGAAGCAAACGAGTTGCAACAAACATCAACGCAGGTGGAACGACAAGTTTGCGTGGGCGAGCGGCGATCAACAAGCCACGTTCATCAGTGAACGCTGCAATGTCGATTACTGCTTGCTCAAGCGAGGTTTCGTTCAAGTCTGCAGCAACTGCAGGGCGGTTGGCGTTATTAGTGCCAGCCACAGTGCCGTGTGTTGTTGAGAACAGTGTAGTGCCGTCACCAGAGTTGAATGTGGTGAAGCCTGTGTTCAGCAACGAAGCTGCTTTAACCTGCTTGGTGTATGCCATGGCGCGAGCCAAGGCTTTAGTATAACGAGCAGACAGAGAATCGTACAAGTTATCTTCCATCGCTTCTTCAGTGATGGAGAAACCCATGCCAACAGTCTCGTGATTGTAACGAGCTGTAAACGATTCTTGAGCATTATCATAAGAGATGGAAGAGCCTTCAGCTTTAACTGGGGCTGCGCCAAATCCTGATAATTTTACTTCTTCCTCAAAACTACGTTCTGAGTTTTCAGTCTCATAGATTTCTGCATGTTCGTTTTCGTACTTACCATACTCAAGCCCAAAGAGAGCGTTGAGACCCGGTAATAGCTCTTTAAGGAGCTGGGCGCGTGAAATAGCCATTAGTTAACCTCCTTAAATGCCTACGTTGTTGGTCATGCTATGAGCTGCTGGGTTAAACTTAACCAACAGATCAGGGAAAGCATCTGAAATAGGTGATACCGCAGAAACAATACGGAACGCCGCTGCTGTTGTCACAGTTGTTGACTCAGCCGCAGTTGTAGAGTTGCCTGTAGTAGTAGAACCAGTTGTAGTAGACTGAACTGCCGCGAAGAAAGTATTCGCACCAATATCAGACTGATCCATAGCACCATCCGCTTGTACTTGGAAAAGTACATTTGGATCATCAACAACGTATGCTTTGATAGCATCGCCATTAGATGTACCCGTTGGGTAGTATTGTGCCTGAACCAACTGGCCTGACGAGTTCACATATTCACAGCCAACAAAGACACCAATAGCACCAAGACCGTTACCACCAAGGTTATTGGTTGTAATGTCTGCGCCTGTTGCAGTTGAAAGTGCGATATAGCCATCGGCCCCAATGATAACAACTTGCCCGTAGAACAGGTTAGTCGCTTCGCCAGCGGGATCGATGAGATACTGGGACGTTGCCCCAGCGTATGGCATACCGTCAGAACGCTTGACGGGCTTTAAGCCATAGGGAGCTGCTGTTAAAGCCATCTCTCTTACTCCTAATTTAAGTTAGACAAGCTCCCCCTTCAGGTTACTTGCCGAATGATGATCGCGTTGACCGTTCTGGGTCTAGTACGGGCATACGCGGGTCTGAATTGCGCAAGTAGCTATTGTCCACAGCACTCATCTGGTTTTGAGCCTGATCGAGCTGGGCTTCACGGCGAGCTTGCACATTTTCGGTTGAGTTCTGACAAAGCAGTAATCCACCGACCTCTATGTTGTCTGTAAATCGAGACTCGATATCAGACACAACTTGAAGGTTTGGATGATCTTCTGAACGAACGGGTGTCCATCCCTCACGAAATTTAGAAGAGACGTTGGTGTTATCATTTTTCCCAAGAGTAGCGGTGCGAATCCAGCGGTACTCAATACCGGGTCTGGGTTCGGGGGTTGGTAACATTGACGGTCTCTGCCATGACACCTTGCGTTGACCCGACTCGCGGGTCTCTGTAGTGCGTGAGTTCCTATTCGACATTATTTCATTTCCTTCATCAATTGCGCCGCATATTGTTCATTTGACAGACCAAGTCTCTTGGCGAGAGAAACCTGCGTTGAGGTCAGTTGCACTTTGCGTGGTCTTTTACCGCTACGAGCGGCAGGGGCGACTACGTTACCCGCTTGGCGTTGAGGTGCAGATTCCTCAATAATCTCATCGCCAAACTTATCTGGAAACACGCGGCGAACCGCAGTGTCTAACTCATTGTAGTATTCTTCCGTCCTCGGATCAACACCACTTTTCACTAGCTTCTCGTGAAGCCCGTAAGCATACCCTGTCATCTCAGGGTCTTTCTCGAACCAATCGTTCCTGCTCGCCCAGTCCATAGCCAGTTTATCTGGCTTAGGCGGCTGCGCTGCTGGTGCCTCATACTGAGGTTGCGGTGCAGGTTCAGCACGTTGCGGTTGAGGTTTATAGTTATCATAACGGACTTTTTCGTTCTGAAGAACATTAAGCTGCTCTTGAGCAGCAAGCAGTGCGTCAGGATCACCTGCTTCATAAGCAACTTTAAAAGCGGATTTAGCCTTATCCAGCTCTGCGCTTACGCGCCCCTTGGCCTGATTAACAAGGACGCCTTCACCCTCTGAGAGGGTCTTGCGTAACTGTTCGTTCTCAGCCTTTACTTGCTGGGCAAATCGTAAGGCTTCGTCTTGAAGTCGAGCAGATTCTTCCTTTGCTCGACGTTCTTCGTGGTATTCAAACTTTAGTTGTTTGATACGTTTTTGTACGCCTTCGCTGTACTTTTCCACTTCATCGTCATCTGGGACGTTAGGTTGGGCGCTTTCGGCGCGACGAGGTTTACCTTTATCTTCTT